AAATTAATGCAGCTTTACCTAATGGACTTTTAAATATTTTTTTAATTCCACGTGTAGCTTTTTTAACAAGTTTACCTAAAAAATATCCTTGTCTTAAATCTGCTATTCCACCACCCATGTATCCAGGTCTACCACCATCAGCGCCATAAAAATATTGACCACTCATGTCGGGGTTGCTTCCAAAAAAATTAGTTAAGTCTACTAATGGTAAACGATTTGTTGGAATAGTGCTATCTCCTGGATCACTATCACCTGGATCACTATCACCTGGAGTATTTCCTGTTGCTATAAGTGGTAAATTTCCACCACCTCCGCCTTCTCCTCTTATCTTTTCATAACCATAAGTTCCATCTGGTTTTTTTACTATTTCTAAACCACCAACATTACCTGACATTAACATACTTGGTGCTCCTTTATATTTTGCAGCGTATTCTGCAAAATTCATATCATCACCTGTTGTTAAATTTGGATCTCTTAATTTTTCAAAAGCATCAAAACTAAATTTTCCTACATCTTCAGCAACATCAGCAAAAGTTTCATCTGTATCACCTATAGATGATAATTTATTATATGCTTCTGTTATTTCATCATCATCTAAATCTTCAATTTGTTTTTGTGTTAACATTGATATAAAGCCAAGTTCATTAATAGGAGGATTTGGAGTTAAGTTATAAAGATTTTTTTTAGTATTATATGGTATATTTGAAAGAAATTTTTCTATAATATTTTCTTTTTCTTCTTCTTGTTTTTTATCATCTTTAAATGAGTCAGAGACACGAATGCTGTCTATACCACCACCTCTTCTTACATCTTCTGGAACTCCTTTGTCATCATCTTTGTTATTTCCTTCACCTGCAGCTTTACTTTCACTTTGACTAGCTTGTCCAGTGTCACCTTTTCTACCACCCATTACAAAACCAACTCTCATAGCGCCACCGTCTTTAGCACCAATTCTTGATGCATCGTACATCATTTTAAAATATTCTCTAATGGATAAAACTGGTTGACCAGCGTTTTCCATTTCCATTTTGTAATTTCTATATTCATCTATTAGACCAGACTTCATGGCCATTTGAAACATTTCGTTTTCTTTTTGCTGTGGTGATTTAGGACCTTCATCACCTTTATAGGTAATTTTGGATGCTCCTGTGTCTAATGATTCAATTCCTGTTTTCATATAAATTTTATGTTAGTTTAATATAGCAGGAATTTAACCTGGGGTTGTTAATAATACTTGTTTTTGTCAAGTAAATCAAGCTTATGATGTAACTTCTCTAGGCTTGATTTCTAGCGCAGATAGAACAACATGTAGTCTATTTGCGGTTGCTGCAGTGACTTTTAATATTTCACTCTCTTGTAATACAATAGGTCCTGATAATAGTTCCGTGGTCCCATTTGCAGATATCGATTTAGTCTTAAACAAACTAAATATAGCACTAGATGTATCTGTAATTGTCACAGTTATGGTATCTGCATTACCAGAATCTTCTGATACTAGTATAGATTTAATTACAGCTGTAGTAGCTGACGGCACTGTATATAATGTCGTAACATTAGTGGTAGTTAAATCTACTTTTTTATTTACAAATGAATTAGCCATTATGATAAAAAGAAAGCAACTGCTTCCTGTTCTTCTTTTAAGTCTTGTTGAAATGTTGTATTTAATTTTTGCACAACACTATCTACATCTCTAACAAACGATTGTTGTATTTGTTGATCGTATTCTTTATTAGGTTGTGTTAGTGCTTGTACTATTCTTGCCATTATCTTCTACCGTCTGGTTGTATATCTAATCTAAATGTTCCTAGTTTCCAAAACTGACTTGTGCTTGTGTTGTCTACTTTTAACGATATAGATCTAGCTCTAGCACGTGTGTCTATTTTTTGTGTACCACTCGTTACAGTAAATGGTCCTAATGTTGAACTAGCTGCTGTATCGTTTGGAAAATCTCTTAAGTTTAATGTTATTCTTGCATCACCTGTTTGTGATAAAAAGTCTGGTAACACTCTTCTTATTTTCATCATAAACTCACCATCACCAGCTAAACCTTGTTGACCTATATCAAAATCTCCAGATTCAATATTTGCAGTTATAGAACTTGTTGCACCTTCTCTTATTTGATCTAAACCTTTTTCATGTTCATAGTAATAACTAACACCGTCAATATTACCTTGTACAAATGTTGAAGAACCTGATGTACCATTAGAACTAGTATCATACTCTGATGCATGAGGTTTACCAAATACAGCAGAATCTTGCCACGCTGTTCTAGCTAGTGTACCTGTTGTCCACACTGGACGTTCTGGTGTTGAATCTAAATAGTTATAACAAACCATTTTGTTTACTGTGTTAGATGAAGAACTAGGGTAAAACCACATAACTTCACCAAACAAGTTATTAAGACCTGCATTGATATGTTGTTTTGGAATTGTATTAATATCATCATAAACATGATCCTCAACTAAACATGGTAACGATTCTAGTTTACCAGTGTATCTAAAGAAACCATTTTCTGACATCCAATAAGCTGTACCATCAACCTCAACGGCTGCATTTTTTCCTATCAATCCACAGTTTGTACCAACTTGTTGAAACGAGAAAGTAAAAGGAGAACCAACAAATCTCATAATAAATAAAGAAGTATCAGTCCAAACGTAGATTGCATCTCTACCTCTGATAGCTCCTACAATTTTAGATCCATCTGCAAGTCTTTGTGTACCTGCAGTGTTAGTTGCACTAGGTGCATAAGACGTTGTTGCATCAATAGATTCTTGGTCCGAGAACCGTATAAACATTTCATCTCTTGATGAAGATGTTCCTATAGTTGTTTCTGTTCCAAAAAATATTAAGTGTCTATCTGGTGATGATACTAAACTAAATGAAGATGCTGTTGGAGCATTTGCAAGTATTGTTGCTCTTGTATTGTTTGCACCTGTAGGATCAGAATCCCATTCAAATGTTTCTCCACCTGCTATAGTCGCAATAAGTTTATTGCCAAAATTATCTAACGACCATAAACCTGGTGCTGTCACAATATCTCCTGATGCTGCAGAGTTCCATGCAAAAAAAGCAGCTGCATCTGTGACCGTTGCACCACTAGAATGTATTGCTGCTGTGGTACCATTAGCACCTCTTGTTAATCCTGATAATGTTCCACCACTATTTCCTGTATATGTAATTAGCTCTGTTCCTATCTGCACAGTTCCTGATGATGGAAAAGAACTGGAACTTGCCATAGTTAAAGATGTAACTGATGCATTTATTCCTGATGATAGTGTTGATGTAAACTGTCCTTGTGCAACACCACCCCATGATCCAAGACCCCAACCTGTTGTTGCAACCTCAACCGCTGGTCCAACTGGATAATAATGTTTAACTCTAATACCACCAGATGTAGAAGCTCCTGAACCAGACTCATTAGATGGCATAGTTATTGTTAAAGTTGTATCAGTAGGTATTGATGTTACCATAAATTTTATATCTGTAAAATCTCCAGATACAAAATTAGAATTTGTTATAGATGTAAAGTTATCTAATAATATAATATCGCCTTTACCAATATTATGCGCAGACGAAAAAGTTAAAGTTACAGCTGCAGATCCATTAGTTGTAGAAAATGCACTTGTTAAAGTTGTTGTAGCTTTAATTGGATGTATGTCATAAAAAATACCTCCAGAGTATGCATATAAAATACTACTAGTTCCTAGTGCTGCATATTTGATACCTGATGCATTTACAAAGTGATGAATAGCTGTGTTACGTCCTGTTAATTCAACAGAACCTAATTGTGCCCAACCACCTATTTTTTCAGGTGAGCCATATCTAAAACGTACGTTATCACCATTAACCCATTGGCCTTCACCACCGGTTGATGTGACTTGTTTATTGAATCCTGGAGCAAATTTTACTTTTTGCAGCATAGTAATCTATCCTATGCCTTATGGTTTAGTAGGCCACGTAGCGTTGTTACATTTTTCAACAGTATCTTTACCTGCAGGAAAATCTCTTAGTTCCTGTCTGTATGTTTTCATATCGTCAGATAGAGTATTGTCAGATAAAGCTAAGTAATCAGTCTCAGCAAGAAGTCTATTTCTTCTTTGTCTAAGGTCAGCTAAAGCTCTAGCAGGAGCAGCGTCTGCCCATGCCTTTTCTTCAGCATCTCTAGCTGTTTCTTCTTCAGCTGTAAACTGTACTTTGTTACCGTTTATATTATGATATCTTGGCATAGTTTTCTCCTTTGTGTTTATGTATCATTTTTATAGTATTCCGTAAAGGCAAATATCCCCAGCGTCTATATTGCCTGTATTAAATTTAAATTGAACTGTAGTTAAAGCAGTTGTTGTATTAAAATAACCTGCTACAAATCCATGAATATTATAAGGGCCACCTGCAGAGTTTTTAATAGTAGCAGTTTCTGCTAAAAAATGTTTTACAAATGTAGTTGATGAGGGATTAAATATTTTTAAAGTTCCTGCTAAACCTACATCATCATCTCCATCAACATCATTTTCACTTAAATTTTGAAAAGCAGTGCCTTGTGCTTGGTCGTCACCTGTTATATAACTTAGGCCTGCAGCTGATCCACCTTCATTATGATAGGCTCTAAAATTAGTTGATGTAATAGTTTGATTATAACTAGTATTACTTCCAGTATCAGCTTGAAATTGAAAATGAGCTTCATCCGTTCCTGGATGTATATTTTTAAAAGTAAAAAGGTATTCTTTATAAGTAGAATCAAATACAACATCTGATGTTCCGTTTACAAAACTTAGTGTGCCACTAGAACTAGCGGTAAGTTTTTTAATAAACACCATAGATCCAGTTCCTATAGATCCAAAGGCTGTTGCTGATCTTACTGCTCTGTCGTTAAGAAATACTAAACTCATTATGAATCCTTTATTCCGTAAAGTTTTATCGTACCAGCATCTATGTTACCAGATGACATTGAAAATTGTACTGCATCAATAGCAGCTGTAACATTACAATAACCTGCTATGTATTGATCTACTGTGTAGTTTGAAGCATGATACCCATTTGATCGACTTATATAATGTTTTACAAATGTAGTAGAAGATGGATTAAATAAGTATAGTTCTCCAGATCCACATTCATCACCACCATTACCTAAAGCAGAAGCAAT